CAACCAATGCGAAGGCTGCCTGCTTTTCTGCCTCTGAGAAAAGTAGTTTTTTGATTTCTACTAGTGCTTCTTTTGCGTTCATAATTGTAAATATTTAGTTAATTAATCTTGTTCAATTTGGCTAAGAATTTTGAATATCTGCTGCATGATCTGCTCCTCCTGGGTGATCACCTTGTTTGTCTTCTCATATCGGAAAAGTCCCTCCACAGAGAACCCTTTGAAAGTCCCTGCCTTCACTTCATTCCATATCTTCTCGTTATCTACTTTGAAAGATCCGAACCATGATCCATTTGAGATATCTTCAAATCCTTTAGGAGGCATGATGCCCTTCTCCCTATCAATGATAAAAGATTCAAACATATATACCCCATCGACAGGAGTAGAGTGTTCTACATTTACCTTGCTTTGGTAGCCTTTCTTGAAGAACCGCTGTACTATCTTCTTGATCTCAGCAGCAGAAAAGGAAACATAGTATTCCTCATCTTCATCCCTTCTGTATATCGGTAGATCCGAAATCATTAATGGCCCTGTGACTATTTTCTGTTCTTCATCCTGAATAGAGAACTTCATATCGCTTGACTGCTCTTCCAATTCACCTAGTTCCCGTAGCTTATTTCTGCTCCATCCTAGGGCAGCCTTGCCACCCCATGCATCGTACATCAATCGACCGCAGCCATCCCCATAGGAGGCAGAAGATTCAAGATCAACCTCGTGCCTACTCAAGTAGCTATACATTCGCTTGATTGTATCTACTGAAATAGGCTCACCATTTGCTAGCTGATTTGCTCTCTGCTTTCCTACAGGAGTTCCACATGATCCCCATCCATTTTCCTCTGTATATTCTAGCACCTTTTTGGCATTGCTTTTGACTCCATCTGGATAGTCTGCATAGCTTTCAAAGGCTTCTTGGTTCTTAAATGCTAGGAAGTTTTTCTGAATTGCAGGGTATTCTACTAAAGCTATGAAGTCAACTTCTTCTTCACCTTCGATAGTATCCCCGATCATCATTTCATATAGTGGTAGTTTCTTATCCATATCTGTAAGTATTAAAATCCTGCCCTTCGTTCAATATCTGCTACTCGCTTCTGAGATCCTGTCACTTCACTTTCTACTACATAGGCTTTGATAGGCTGTGCAGGAGTCATAGCAGCACCTAGTGCCGTGATAGGACTATTCCCTATAGTAGGTACTTGAGCAACCGAAGCAGGAGCAGCAGCAGAAATAGAAGGAGCAGATCCTGCACCACCTCCTGGGACTTTCGTTTTCACAATCTCCCGTACATTCTTGATACCACCTGCCACCGCAATAGCAGCAGCAATAGCAGCACGAATAGGGGATGAAGGATCTCCTGGGATTAGCTGAGAAGTATAGGCTTTCTGTGCCCCTAGGTAGGTATCAATTGTAGTAGCAGCTATAGCAGTAGCCTTTCCTGCTGCCGTGTTCTTTCCTACTAGACTAGAGACTGTATTCAAGAGACCTGCTGCCATTGCTGCGTTCTGCATCTTAGCTTCATTCTCCTTTCTATCAATCTCGATCCGTGCATCTGAATATCCCTTCAAGGCATCATTGTACTGCTGTTCATTGATCAATCCTTTTTGGAACTGCTCAAGGGATAGGGCTTCTTTTTTATCTACTAGATCCTTCTGAATTTGGAAACTAGCATCCGCCTCCTTCATCTGCATATCCAATTCAAGTAGTGCCTTCTCTGCATTCTGCTGATCTATTGTCAATTGAAGTGCTGCTAGTTGCTGCTGTTCCTGTTGTGCTAGTTCTAACTGAAGTGCAATCCTTTGTTCTCCTGTTAGCTTTTCATCTTTTAGGACATCCTGCCTTTTGCTTTCAAAGTCAAGTAGGATTTGCTGCCTAGCTTTCTCATTTTCATCCTTGATCCCTGCTAGTCTGATCTCTGTGCGGATATCATTTAGCCTCTTTTGGAATTCCTGCTCCCTAGCATCTTCTTCATCTTGGTATTGCTTCTTGATCTGTGCAAGTCTGTTCTGCCGTGCCATCTCTAGGCTGCCATCATCTTCTATACCTGCCTCTTTTAGCTTTGTTCTTTTGGCTTCAAATTCCTTTTCTACCGCTGCTTCTTCCTGCTGTCTCTGATCTAGTAGTTCTAGCTTTGATTCTTCAAGGATGCCCTGCGCTTCAAGTTCTAAAGCCCTTCTTTTGTCTGCTTCTGCCTTTGCCTTCTCACCTGCTGCCTTGCTCTTTTCCGCTGCTGCTTTTTCCTGCTCTGATTGGAACTTCAAGAAGTTGTATGCTTCAGCAGTTCTCTCAGCATTGAGTTCCTTTTGTCTTTTCTGTTCTTCATCTGTTAGCTGCCCCTTGACCTTTTGGCTTTCTTCCAAGAGTGCTATCTCACTATCTATCTGCTTTGCTCTAAGTTGATAGATCTCCTTCTCTTTTCCACCTTGGGCAGATAGGATCTTGATCTTATTGTTGATATCATCATTCAACTTTTCGTTTGACTTTCCTAGGGCTTCAAGATTTCTTTCCGCTTCATTTGTCAATCCGATAAAGTCCGTGAAACCCGTAATAAGTCCACCAATGAATTTGCCTATTTCCTCAAATACAGGGAATAGCTTCATCATGACTTCCTTCACCTTGTCAAAGTTGGCTATCAATAGACCTAGGGCAGCTACTAAAGCCCCTACTCCTGTGGCTATGATTGCCTTCCCGAATCCTTTGGTACTTTTTGTTAAGCCATCTGTGGAAGATGTAGCCCCCTTTGCTGAAGTGCCTAGTCCCTTGAATGTAAGTTTTAACTGCTCACCTACTTTGCCTACATCTTTTAGCTGAGATAGTCCCTGAGAAAGTGCCATAGCCCCCTGTACTTTTAGGAGTGCCTTTTCTACTTCCTCTGATTCACCACCGAATAAAGCCATAGCACCCTGTACCGCTGCTATACCTCCTGCTGCTGTGGAGGCTGCCGTAGTTAGTGCCTGAAATCTTTTCCCTGGATCAAATAGCTGAGAGGCTTCATTTGCATCTTCTATAGAATCACGGATAGTCGCTACCTTCTTAGCAGCATTGACAGCCTCATTGGAAAATTCCCCGTACTTCTGCCGTGCAAGTTGTAGTTCCTGTGTCGCTTCCCTTAGTTGTTTCTTCAGGGGTTTGACATCTGCATCTAGTATGATCTTATTTTCTTCAGCCATTGATTAGGTATTTTAAAGTTTAGGGGAATCGATTTGATTCCCCATTTGTTATTCTGTTTCTTCCTTCGGGTTCTGCTCTTGAACCTGCTGTGCTAGGAATTGGATGAAGGACATCCCGTACTTGGTAGGCAACTCTTGCGCCCATGCTTCTAGCATTTTGATTTGTTCTTCGTTAAGCGTTACTTTCATCTTGTATTTGGTTTTGGTTTTGTGATTCTAAATAAGTAGCGATTATTTCTTCATTCCAAATAGCAGAAGCTATAGCCTGCACCTTTGGATCTTCGCCACTTATGTCTTGGCTAGGATTAACTACATGACGATGAAAAGTTCGGCTAATTTCTACCCCATCTTTTTCGATTAGATTTGCAGTCCTTACTTGGATACTATTGCTTTCAAGTATCTCTATTTTGTCGATGATTGTTTTTTCTATTAATGACATTTTTATATTAATTTTTATTATACAAAATAAGTGAAAGAGACAATAAAATCAGAATCGTTTCCACAATTGTTATTAGTTATACCTGATGGAACACCTGCTTCTGAAACTTGTCTAATGGCTATTGTTGTACCATTTACATCACCATATGAATGGAACTGACCACTAAAGCTAACTCTACTCATATATAAAGCAGGTGCTGAATAATTTGAATTTGTACTACCTATTGTAAAAGGTAAACCTGTGATAGCTACAAGCCCTGTAGAACTTCCTTTACTTGTAAGTGACATATACCCTATAACTGTAACTTGTCTACCAACTTTTGTATATCTTCCACTATTATTTCCATAAGTAACACCTACACTATTGCCACCAAACGCAATGCCCATTGTCCAAGTCCCCTCCTCATAATCATCCAAGGCATTAGCTGCTGCCGTGTCTCCGTTGAAGGTTAGGCCATCTGTGGTTACTCTAATACGCTCAACGCCTGCTGTTTCAAATTTTAAATTTCCTGAAGCATTAGTTGATTGAAATGATATGCCTTGACCTGATGCAGTTGAAATAGTTCCCGAAGCCCCTGAATTAGGTGGTGTTATAATTATTGACCTAAGTACATCATTATCAATAATTCTTATACCTTCATTCCCTTGTATATCTAGCTTATATCCACTAGTTGGTGTTCTATTAATTCCAACAACATTTGAAAAGGTAGCTGCGCCTGTAGAGGCTATGGTTAAAAATCTTGAAGCAGCAGTATAATTATAGACATTCCATGAATCATCACTACTTCCAAAATTAGTACCGAATGCCCATTTATTTGCACCATTTTGTTGAGTACCTATTCCGCTTGGTTGATTTGTACCTGTAGTATTTAAAATTAATAAAGGAGTACTTGAATCTGCACTAAAAAGTGTTGCTCCACCTGAAGGTGATAAGGTAAATTGTGTTGCATCTGTTCTTAGGTGTATTTTTTTGGCAGAACCTGACCTTATTTCAAAGTCATCCAAAACTCCAACAGTCAAGCTACCCGAGTTTCCAATGTTTCCTACATTTGCCCCATTTCTACTAAATGCAAGAACTCCACCCGTTGAAAATGTTGAATTGAATATTGCCATTTCAACTACACTTGTGCTAAATGTTTTTAGCGCAGTGATAGTTTGTGCAGTATCTAATGTCACATAATTACCTGCTGCTTGCTTTCCGTTAAAGGTAGTCCAATCAGTACTAGATAATAATCCATTTTGTGAACCGCTAGCCGTTGCAATAGTGAAAGAAAGTGAACCACTTGTTGTTATAGGTGTAGTGCCAATAAATACACCGCTAGTAGCTGAAGATAGACCTACACTTGTGACTGTGCCAAGGTTAGAAGTTTTGTTATTGAAAGTAGTCCAATCAGCACTACTCAAAGCACCTCGATTGGATGCACTTGCAGTAGGCAGGTTGAAGGTATGGGTAGAAGTTGCACTTGAGATAGCAAAGTCCGTTCCGCTTGTGCCTGTAGCAAAGTTTTGAACCTGTGCAGTCAAGCCATTCAAAGCCGTTAATCCTGTTGTGAATGTGGTAATGATTTGACACAAGGTGTTGTTTTCCGTATGGAGGGTGATAGTCCTTCCTGAGTGTGCTACATAGTAACGGATAGCAAGCCTATCTGTAAGGGCTAGAGTAGTAGTAGGTACTGCAAGACTAGAGAAGTATGGGGTGATATTTGTACCGAAGGCAATCAACTCAGGACTTCCTGAACTTGATGCAATCAAGGTAGCCGTACCGCCTGAATCTACCTTATAAAGTTCTACATAGAAGGTAGGTGTTCCACCCCCTGAAGATGCCTGAAAGTAAGTTTCAAAATTCCAATTGCCCCCTGGGATTTGTAGTAGGCTAGGATCTCCTGCATCTGTAATGAAGGAAGCTATATATCCATCAGCATTGATAGTGAAGTCTGTGCCTGTTCCCAAAATAGGAACTTTGCTCAATTCAGTATAGGCAATCCCTCCGATAGTACCCTGAGATACTGATCCATTTAGGTAGTAGTTAACAGAAGCACCACCACCACCTCCACCTTGAGGGAAGTCTGCTAGGCTACCATCACCCCTGATGTATTGGGATACTGTTCCTGCACCTACTACAGAGATATTCCCTGAAGTAGTTACGGGGCTATTGGTGACAGTAAAAGCCGAAGGCATAGAAAGACCTACTGAAGTGACCCCTACATCTAGGTTGTCCTGCATCCAATCTTGAATAGTTGAAATAGTGACCTTGTTAGTAGTGGTAGCACCGCTTGCTACTATAGGTAGAACATCATTATTCGCAATGTCTGTGCGTTCTACTAGTTGACTTATTCTCTTATCTGCCATATTGATTAAATATAAAATCTTGAAGTCCCGTTTTCTTGTAACATATATGAATCATCTTCCAATAGGATGAAGTCATAGTCTACAGGGCTGATGTTTCTCAGGATCTTGAATAGGGAAACATAGCACAAATTGTTCGCAATCGGATTGAACTTATCTACCTTCTCAAGTTGGAAGTAGTGAACACCTACTTTGATGATAGTCCTGAAATCTAGGTTCATGATGTCCGTAGGTGTTAGGTAGAAATATCCCTCCAATAGCCTACTATTCCTGTCCCCTATCGAAGTGATCAATCCTTCATAGTACTCCGTGTATAGGTTATTAGTTTGAGGGTAGACCCCAATAGAGAAATATACCTCCCTAGGGTATGAGAATAGCACATCTGTAGTAGGTAAAATAGGATCATCTAGGTGACCTGCATAGGGGTAGGCAGTATAGGCTATATTCCCTGAAGAATAGGCTATATTCCAAGAAGGACATTCTACCTGTGGCTTCCAATACGCTATTCTAGGCTTGAAGTTGTCAGGTACTTTGACCCCATTTTCTACCTTGTACAGGTGGATCATGATCTGCCCTAGTACTTGCTCCCTCATTACAGGAGGACTGAAGACTACCTTCACAGTCTTGGTGTCTAAGATGAAATCATTGTCTATGATAGTTCTACTTTCCCCATAGGCTTGATTGAACTTAGTCTTGTAGGAAGTACTCCAATAGTCGGCATCATCATCAAAGGTCAATCTGTACTCCTTCGCTGATAGTTCGGATAGTGGGGTGATAGTTATCTCTTGACTTTGATCTAGCTTATCACTCCAATCTAGTGCCTGATCCTTGAAGGTTCTGTAGAACTCATTGTAGGGGATTATCTCTAGGACATTTGTCCGAAGCCTGTCCTGCGTCACATACAGATTGTACATCGATATGATAGACTTCAAGAAATCCCTCTGCTTCATTGACTTTGGAAGGGTGTATCCTATCTTCATGATATCACCTTCTTCTAGTTCTACTGCCACAGGTACTGTGTTGCCTATCTTGAATGATCCAATAGGTGCTACTACTACCTCTGTCTGAAGTTGGGTGTTCGTTCCTGATCCTGCAATCTCTCCCCTCAATCGGATCTCAAAGTAGTCATTGTATGCAAGTGCTATTCCTGCTGTGATTTCTACATCCCAAAAATAATATTGACCAATCGAAATAAAAGAAACTAGCTTACTGCTGTATAGTTCCTCTGATCCGTTCTTCAAAACTGATATAGTCCAGACATTATCTGTGTATGCCTGCAAAGATTCAAAGGATACCCTAAGATTCAAGGTCAATCCTGTATTCAAAGTTTGGTTCTTATTCCATCTAAATCTAGTGCCTGAATTTTGTACCAAAAATCCTGAAGCTAAGGTGCTACTGAAATTTAATAGCCTTGAGAAGGAAGGATCTGTAGTCACTTCCTGCTGATATAGTACAGGGGTTTGATGCAGTAGGGTAGTGCTTTCCTTTGTGATGGTCTTTTCTGCCGTGATCAAAAGTAGCTTCCTAAAATAGAAGGAATTGAAGAATGGTGCAGTTACTTGAAAGTTCGCTTCCGCAAAGATCCGCTTTAGAATTTCACTTACAAATACAGCAGGTTTGAAGTTCTCTATAGGGTATGTGATTGAGTCTACTGAATAGCCATAATCCACCAAAGGATATACATAGTTGTCAGCACCATCTACCCACTCAAGCCTGTCCCAACTATCCTCTATATTTGTTCTGTTCCAAGTATGGTCATAATCATCAAAATCCAAATCAGCTAGGGTCTTGTCCCCTAGTTCGTGAAGGATATCCCGAAGCCTACCGAACATATTCACCTCATAGGTAATGTCCCCTTCCTTAGAATTGATCTTCATCATCCTTAGAACCCCGTCAAATATCTTGACATTATCTAGGAAGATCTGTGACTGCGCCTGCTTTGCAGGGTTGAAGTTCTGCCCTATGTTCACATCCCCTACTATGTAGTCATTGCTCACAGAGATGTCAAAGATGTTCCCGAATAGCTGCTGATTCTTTGCCGTACTTGGTAGGGTCAATGTCTTTGAATAGGATGTGTTTCTTCTCTCAATGTCGCTAACATCAGCCACAGAGAAGGTGAATTCTACATCTATGTCCCCTAGGGTATCCGCTTCAATACCTTCTACAAATAGCCTTGCGCTCATATTACCTGCCGATTGTTTATGATTTGGAATTCCACATCTAGTTCAATATTGAAGACCTTATCTGAAGCCGTCTTCTTGACCTCATAGCTACTAGCTGAAGGCTTGACAGGAATCCAAGAAGGGCTTATATAGTTGTCATTCACAAGGTTCAAATAGACCAAAGGACTAGAGTATAGTTCCCGTAGAAGTTCCGCCTGTGCATCATTCAAATAGTCTGAAATGATCTTCCAATTCTGTGTCTCTTTGGTGTAGTAGATCGGGTTGATGTTCTTCACCACTACCCCATTAGCCTCATAGATATCACCGCTGTAGTTTCTCTCATAGCCTTTCTTTTCAATCTGAAAACTAGTCTTATTCACTAGGTCAAAATTGAAGAAATCAAAAGTCCCGTACTTGTTAAGGTAGGCTATCCGCATAGGATCATATCTTCCACAGGATTGGGTGTATAGGGTAGCGAATTTGTACCTCCTTGCAGATCCGTTATTCCAATTCACAAATAACTGAATTGATACTACCCCTGATCCGTAGGTCATAGGGGTGATCTGTACATAGGTGACATGGGGACTAGTAACTGCCGAAGGGGTGATATAGTAGGTCTGAGTGGTAGCGTTTGAATAGGTCACAAATAGTTCTACATTGGTCAAAAGCCCCGTGTTAATGAAGCCAAATACCTGCGCATCTGTTTCTCTTACCTTGATAGTATCCCATGCAGTCAAGGGCTTGTAAACAGTATTACTAGATCCCCAATATTGCGCCTGATCTGAGTACCATTCTTTTAATTCTAGCAAAGGCAAAGCACCTGCAAAAGCATACTTAGTCTCACTCACTACCTCACTAGCCGTGACTATGATAAACTCCCCACCTACCTCATAGTACTCATAGCACTTCAGGTAGTATCCCTTGATCACATTCTTTGAACTTGAAGAAGTAGCAGTCTCATAGAAGCCCTTGGAATAGGTGAAATCTACGGATACATATTTTGAGACATCGAACTCCACCGCATCCCCAGGATCAGCAGGGCTGTCATAGTATGCAGTAGTGACTAGTTCATCATCTGAGTTGTAGACTTTCACCACATACTTGAAACCGATCTCCTCAGAGTTCGTACTGCTTATGGTATAGTTGATCCTGTTGAATGCAGGAAGAATATCAATGCTAGGTTCTACAAGGGTGATCATTTGCTTATTTTTAAAATGAGTGAATCGCTTCCAATGGTTTGAATGTCGACATTGAATTCAGGGGTAGCTTCATCAATTGATTTCTTGATGAATTGCCTTCCTTCAATACCATATTTTTTGATGTAGTAGGCTAGTCTTTTTGCACTAGTTGAGATCTGTGGAAGCACCTGTCTACCCTCTATCAAGTTAGTAGCATCTATCTCCATGTTCTTCCTTTGCATCCATCCTTCCAATTGTTTCAAGGCTTCCAAAGGCATGAAATAATTCTTGAATTGATAGTACCTACCTTCATCATTCTTATAGGTATTCCGCTTATTTTGAACACCCCTCACACCCTTATCTATGTAGTCGGCATAGTCTACCCCTACTTTGATTTCAAGCCTGTATCCTGTCCTTGTTTCGCTTACACCAATGACTGAAAAAGAAGATGCTAATTTGCCCTGATCCGCAGGTGAGTATTTGGCTAGGTTATCTACTAGATTGATCCCTAGCTTCTCCATAGCGTTCTTGACATTTGCCACAAGTGTACCCTCTACCTTAGCTATGTATTCACTAGGCTTGAGTTTCCTTCCTCCTATCACTAGGTCTGCTACTTGAGTTTCTGTTGCAACTGCCATTTTTTATACTGCGCTTCTTTGTCTTTGTTATAATCTTTCAAATATGCTAGGGTATTCAGGTATTCGATCACCCTCAATTCATAGGATGCATTGAGTGTGATGTTTTGGAAGTCTGCGACCTGCTTAGTGCTAAATACCCACCCCCACCTTCCCATAAATCCACTAGGTTCTGTGCCATCTTTTTGTTCTCCATTGAGAAGGTTATGGTAGTTGCGATTAATTCGCTGAATAGTTGACAAAAAAAAAGCATACAACTATACACTTCTATAAATTTTGCACCTAGCAAATCATCCGCTACCATGTCATGAGGCACTACCCCATAGCCTTGATATTTATCACCCTGCATAGGAAGGAAGAAACAAGCAGCAATCTTATTGATCTGCATGATCTCCCCACTAAAAGCCAGGATGTCAATGTACTGCCCCGCCGTGATCTCGTGTAGTTCAAAGCAGAACTTGTATCTATTCCCCCCTACCTGCAAATAATCTACAGGCTTGGTCTCAGGGATGTTGTCAAAGAAGGATAGCTTCTCAGCGTACTCATGCATGAGATCTCTGTATTTGAAATCATCATAGTATTCTTCATCCTTACCCTCCACGATTGCAAGCATCTTCTGCTGCTTCTCGATTATGTTCAGATTTGAATTTGCCTCTATATCGTACAGGCTGATGAACTGCCCTACTGTAAGTTTATCCCACATAGCTAGAAATATATTTTTAAGGTTTGATGTATTTATCTGAAGGAGTACTTCCCTAGATGGCTTGATGTGATCTTGTTGACCACCGAATACCTAAGTGCGTCCAGCGCATGATTAAAATTGTCCACGGGGCGATTAGTTAGCAGACCATTTTTATCTTCTATATACTTGTAGTTCCGTAGTTCCTTGATCAGGTTGTAGCTTCTTTCCGTTGCGAATAGCTTGTATCTCCTGATGATGTCTATCCCTATGTTGATAGATCCTTTGATGGTAGGCTTTACATTCCATCCCATCCTGTAGATCTCCTCTATACTTTTAGGTTCGGCACTATCTGCGAATACTTCATTACTCCTGTCAAGCCCTAGTACCTTCATCTCATTTGCTATGTCCTGATTTGTCATGCCTGTCCTATACAGCAATTCATCCACATACATGGAATCATCTAGGATGTAGGTTCTCACCAAGGAAGTAGGATCTGAACTATACCCGAAATCAAGACCATAGCTTACTAGCTTTGCTTCCTTTGGTATTTCTTTGGTAGTACTGAAGGTATATACTAGGGATCTGCTCTGACCCCTTTCTCCTAAGCCGTAGACCCTCCAATAGTTTTCATCTATATCCTTGAGTCTTTCAATCTCTGCCTTAATCTCTGCCCCCAGGAAAGGGTTATCCTTGTAGGTAGTCTGATAGAATTCTACATCCTTTCTAGGTAGTACCTGATCATAGATCCAATGGAATTCCTCCGAAGGATTGAAGTCAATGATCACCTTCTCATTCGTTCTGAATAGTAGCTGCTGCCAATCTTCAAAGTTCAATTCATTGGCTTCATTGGCGAATAGCAGATCTCTCTTTCTACCCCTGATCTTCTGAGGCATATCAAGGGATATGAATTCTATGGTGTTGCCGTTTAGCCTGTATTCTGATGCTGTCTTTGAGTGATCATCTTCTGAGTAGATCTCATGATCTTTCAGAATGGTTAGGAAGTCACGCATGACAGTACCCCTCAATGCAGGGTAAGTCTTCCTACAGATCGTGATTACCTTATTCGTGTTCTTTTCGCAATATGAAAAAATTATCCATAGAAGGATGTTATAGGTCTTCCCTGATCTAGTGCCACCTTGCTCTATTACTATCTTTGATTTGCTATTCTCAAGGTGGCGAAATACTTTATTTGTTTTTATGCTAGTTGCTGTCATCCACAATATTCACTTCGAATATCTTTTTGCCATCAGCACCTGTGATCTCCTGCCTTTCGACATATCCCCTAGACTTACCCTGAGTTTTAAGGAAGAATATAGTAGCAGTCATGTTCCCTTCCTGCATCCCTTTGTCAAGCATAGATTCTGCAAAGTCAAGTCTCCTATTTCTGCCTTCCTGTACAGCCTCTTCTAAGCCTTCCTGTTCAATCCATTTGTAAAGTGTAGCCCTTTCTACCCCCAAAGATTTTGAGGCTGTAGAAAGGTTACCAAATGCCTTTACGATGGCTTTCTCTATCACGGATCTATCAGGCTTTTTCATATTGTTTAATTTTGTGCAATATTGAGCGCAAAGGTCAGTCCGACTGCCATCTCCTAGTTGGAATACTAGGTGGGTTACCTTACCCTATTTGCGCAGGTTGTTCTTTTTTTGGATATGGTCTACTAAGAGATATACACAAAGGAACTAGAGTTTTATCTATTGGATAAATATATTTTCTTTTTCCAGGTAGTATTCTTTTCACACTACCTTTCCCATGTCTTGAATGAACCCATTTTCCATTTATTAAATATTCAATTCCGCTACTTTTTGATTCATCAATGAAGTACCAATTTGTTGCCTGATAAATAGTTCCAAAATGATTTTGACCTTTATCACTATAGGAAACTAATACCTTCAATAAAGGACAGGATTTTTTTACTAGTCTCATGGCAATCCCCAATACCTTAGATGTCAATCCATGTTTAGAATTTAAAGCGACTCTTCTTAATTCTAAAACTTGACCATTTTTCAAGTTGAATGAAGGCAGTATATTTGGAGTCGCAGGATACCCAAATATAATCACCCCACAAAATTCAGAGTTATCATTGAAAACAGAGTAAGAAATATTTGCACCACTAGGAATTCTTTTTGCATAATGAAAATTCATACACGCATATTTAACTGCTTTTTGTGATGCAATTTCTAGTCTCATATTTCTCCTGCTGAAACGCTAAAATATGCTCCTTGATATTTTCTGTCTATTAGTTCTTGAATATCAATTTCTGCCTTTTGTAATTGTTCAGGACTTTCAAAGGTGATTTTCATAGTAGCAGGTTTGTTCTTGTCTTCACCTATTAGATCTTCCATGTCAGGTTCGTGATCAAATATAGGTATATCAAGACCCCATTCTTCTACTTGCTCCGCATCCCATTCATTAGCGATCATGTCCCAATCCCATTCACCGAATCCTACATTATCCTTGATGATAAACTGCTTCTGTTCTTCATCTGTAAGATCATGGGCAAAGATCACAGGTACTTCCTTGAGACCTGCTTCCTTACAGGCTTTCAATCTCATGTTTCCCCCTAGTACTATCATATCAGCATTCACTACCACAGGTCTGATCTCAAGCATCTTTGGAAACTCTTGAATAGACTTTACTAGCTTTCTGAACTTGTCATCCTTGATAATCCTAGGGTTATTAGGATTGCTTTTGATCTCTGAAAGTTTGACTAGCTTGATCTCCATTAGTCTAGTTTTTCGTTGGCTACTTGCAAAGGTTCTACAGGTGTGATCTCCTTTTCCTCTAGCTTGTTGGGGATACCTGCATCATCTAGCAACTTCTTAAACAAGTAAGCTAGATCAAAGATTCCGTCTTCGTGATCAAGGGTTACACTTATCACTTTTGTTGCACTATTGAAATTCAATTGAAAGTTTGACATGGTTCGTTTTTTTAGAATGGTAGATTGTATTCTTCTTCCTCTACAGGTGCAGGAGCAGTAGGCATCTTGTTAACCTGTGGGATATTATTTTCTTCCTTTTTATAATCGTTTAGGTTAATGGCTACATCTTTCCCGTACTCATTCGGCTTGTCATAGATATTGATATTCAGGTTCACATACTTCTTCCCGTTGTAGGTGTATGCGTGTGCCTCAGCATCAGATATACAGATAGCTGCCGTGATCCATGAATCACTTCTTTTCTTCCCGTTTCCTAGTCTAGTTTTTGGTTTGTTGTCCATGTGTTTATTTGGTTGGTTTTCTTCTTCTCTTGATAGGCTTGTTTTCAATCACCCGTTCTTCTGTGGTGAATGCTACTTCAGCTACTTCTTCTACCTTCTCTTCTTTGTACCAGGTGGTATTCGCTTCATTCACATACCACCCATACAGGTAGTTGACTAGTTCTGCCCTACATTGACTGCACCAATGTGAGAAGTTGTGCTTCTTGTTGACATAGGTAGTATATAGGTGAATCAATTCCGTGTAGACTGTCTTCGAATAGTTACGAATGAAAGCGTGTTTTTTGTAGCACTCATAGAGTTCAAAGTGCTTCTTGAATAGTTCTTGATCTTCAGGTGTCATAGTTTTTCTAGTTCGTTTTTTACTTCAATCCAAAAGTTGAATCGTGATCTGTAGTAGATCAGGTCATCATCTTTATCTAGTTCGTTTAATATTTCATCAACTGCTATTATTGCGCATCTATTAGCAGCGTGTAGATCCCTCACATCATTGTACCCATGTGTGCATTCACTCATTTTAAATTTAATCAGCAATTGATCTGCCTTTGACCTTGGTGTCATAGTTCAAACTTATTGGTGAAATGATCCTCCACATACAGGTAGATGAAGGGTACTGCGCTACTTATAAATATCGCAGATAGTATATCCGTTTTTAAGATTAGAAAAAACAGGCTTATCCAAAAGGATAGGCAGAAGGAACAGCTAAAAGGCTTGACCAAATTCCTACCTGTGACTTTCTTAAAAAATTTAGGAAAGTTCAGGATGTAGAAGTAGATCAGAGTTATTCCTATAGCCCCTAATATACTAGCTGTGATTTGATACATTTTCTGATGTTTTTAATGGTTATAAAAATTGAAGTGTGTGGAATGCCTGTCTGCTTGCTTACCTTCCTCACAGATCCTAGTTCAACATACATCTTGAGAATCTCCTGATCGTACCAATATAGCCCTTCTACTATCTTAGATATTGAATCTGCCACCGCTTGGCTATTATCTATTTCTTCTTCTTCCTTGATGAACTTGACTATATCCTCCACAGGTACTAGGGCTGCATACATCCTACCGAACTTCCCATATTTGCTATTAGTCTGATTGCAGCAGATCCGAACTATCCAAAACTTGAAGACCTGCTTTCCCTTGGCTTCTAGTTCCCTGAGTTTTTCTGCATCGTATTCCAGGACTATGACTGCTACTTCCTGCCTGAGATCTTCCCATAGATCCTTACCTATGTTCTGAAATACATATTTGAATTCATTGTCATATAGCCACCCGATCGCTTTCATTTTAGGCTTATTACTTCGCCTGTGGGAAGCCCTGCAAAATCACATAGCCATCCGTTCCACTCAAAGCGTACTTCCTTCTCTCTGCCATTATATGAGGCTGCTAGGAGTCTGATCTGCCTCTGCACTATCTCAATACTTTGAAAGCTACCCTTCCCCTTATTCATCCACTTAGACCACTCCCCGTTTGAAAGCCTATAGCGGATCTCAAGCGAATAATCTAGTGTTGATTTGGGTAGCATTCTAGGCATTCTATTTTGTTTTTGTAGTCATGACAGGATTCAAACCTGCACGCACAAATATAGGGTATCTCATTGTGCCATCACTTTTACAAGCAGTTCCGATGTGTGTCTACATTCCACCACATGACTATTTCTTTTCTCTGATCACTACCTCAAGACCAATAGCCTCACAGATCATCCTAAGATTGAACAGGCTTATAGACTCCCATCCATTCTCCACCTGATTGATAGGTGCATGGCTTAGACCTAGCTTCTTGCATAGTTCTAGCTGTGTGTATCCGCTTTTCTTTCTTGATCTTCTGATCAGTAGTCCTTCTTCTACGCTCATTTGGTTTGTTATTTCTTCAAATATAGGATAAAAATTAATATCCAAATTTAAAGGGTGAATTTTGTCTAAAATGGTAACATTTTATAGATACCCATGTGAATAAATTCTTCCCCCTTCTTGACTATGCACTTCCTTACATTCATTTCATAGACCATCTTGTCATCAAAGCCGTACTTCTTCTGCGCTATGTCCATCAATAACTTGACAGGGTTGTCAAGGTCGGAAGCCTTATTTGAAAATCCAAAGAAGAATTCAACCATTAGCATCTGATCCTTTTCAATCTTAGCCCTAGGCATATTCAAAAGCATTCCCTTTTCATATTCCTTGTAGGCAGGTGTTTTGAATCTCTTTCCCTGCCATGCTAGATTCACCGACAAAGGCTTCTCATTTATCTTGAATTGTATCATCTGAAGATCTTATAGATTTGATCCATCCCTATAGTGTACAGGGCTACTATGACCATGAACAAAAGCCCAAAGTCAAATTCAAAATGGAACAGGGCAAAGATTGAAAGCAGGGTAGACTGAATGCTGAATAGATCCTGCTTGCTAGGGATAAATTGGTGAAGTATCTTTTTCATTTTTTTAGATTTTTTAAATATTGACCCCATTGACTAGCCATAGCTTCCGCAATCCCAGGGAATGTCTTTGATCTGATCTTTGCCCTATCTTCTGATGGTGGTAAGTTATACCATTTAGGTAGTACCTTCCCTGATTTCGTAGTGTGAAATTCACCCATGTTGAGACTCTCACCAAATAGTGGAGCATCACCCAAATTAGTAGCTTTCAATTTAGGTAAATTTTTAAGCCATAGACAGGTAGGCTTTCTTGCAGGATCTCCAAAGTCAAAAGGATTGATTATCTGATCAGGCTTTCTGTAGTATGTTGACATCACCCCTATAGGGTTTTCAATTGCAATGTGTTCAATAGGTGCATTTGCCAAAGCAAGGAAAAAATCTATACTTTTCTGCTGCCTCCCATCCTTTCTCTTTTGTTCAAAATGCTTAGCACCCGACATAGATAAATCTGTACATGGAGGGAAAGCTATCACAGCATCCCATTCAAATACTTTGGCATATACTTCACCATTAAATTCTTTGTAGTCAAAATCCATAGTAGGACCAGGATGAAAACATTCTCCATAATCCACAAAGCATTCAGGGCAGATAGGACATTCATAGTCTTCATCCCAATCTTCAAAAACACAGTCATGTGCATTAATCACTTTGATGTATCCATCTATAACTTTGGTGACATCATCTTTTATGTGCCATTCAGGATGTCCACCTGATTCATCAATGATGTCACAGGAATATGCTTCTATTCCCATCTTTCTAAATTCTAAAGTCACAGATTGACTTTCTTCACAGGCTATTAAAATTTTCATTTAAAATGGTGTTATAGTTTCTTGATTGATTTCAAAATCTTCTAGTCCTGATTTGTGGAACTTCTCAACCCTTGGTTCGGGTGCTAATTGAGTCTTTGCATTCTCAAAGTAGTCAAAGCCATCCTTTCCCATGTACCTATTCTTCTTTCTGTTGAAGTCTATGGTGATCTCAAAGGGAATACCTACTAGTTTCTGCTTCTTGATCTTATCCGTTTTGATGATTACTGTTGTATCATTGGGATCTGTTGCCCTATTAGGTCTCCATACTGAGATAGAATTGTCTGTGCTATCTGCAAAAGTACCACCACCTTTGATTTGATACAGGGAAGGTGGAGGGTAGTTTCCATCCTTCTCTTTCCTAGGGGTAGTTTGGTGCATCACTAGGTGATAGGATACATTGTTCTTCCGTGTGAAGTTTATCCGATCCATCATGAACCTAGAAGCATACAGGTGTTCAGGCTCTCCGGCTGTCATCTCATGCCTGATCTTGATGTAGGGATCTACCACCACAGCCTTGACATCCTTCTCCCACACTAGGAATTCAAATACAGATTCAATCTGATCTATGGTGAAATCAGGTACACCATTCTTCTCAGGGTAGACAAAGAAAAAGGAGTCCTTTACCATGTCAAAAGCATTCAAGTATTCCTGCTCACTCACATCAAAGTTCTTGTAGAATCTATCTGTGCTTTTTCCCAGGATCGTGTGGATGATGTCATCAAAGAATTCATCAGGCGGGTAATTCTCAGGGCTGAAGAATGCAAACTTCCATCCTTCATTTATTGCCTTCAATACACATAGAAAAATCAAGAACTGTGATTTTCCTTCATTGTTGTATCCTGTCCACAGGTTGAATTCTCCTGCCTTCCAAGACCACATCTTGTTTTGAATACCTCCACTACTAATTTGGTCTAGGTCTCTCACATAGGTCTTAGATCCTGCCTCCTTACCTTTACGGAAGTTCTGTAGCATTGAATCTCTCTGCCCTGCAAAGGTTTTGATTGATGCCTCACAGAAGTCTAGGTCAAAGATCTTTTCTATTTTCTTTTTCATGCAGGGAAGTGTTTATCTATATTCTCTTTCATCTCCTGATAGCTTCCTGATCTAGTAGCTACATCTTTGAACCATTGCTTCTCAAACTTATTCCTCACCCGTATTTCATCTTGAAGCATCAAGGTAGTACCTTTTACCTCATAATCCATGATATTGATAAGATTAATATACTTTTTTTGTAAGGAGTAAAGCCTTTTCAAGTTTACTTCCATCAAAGCCCAATTCTTAGTTTGTTGTGCCTGTACTATCATTCCCCAAATATCCCTATTCAAGTCATTCATTTTCTGTAGATCTTCCGCTTTCATATTACCACCAATTATCTTCTATCGTAGACTTCGGGTACTTAGGTGCTTGTACTTCTATACTACCGCTGTATCCTGTACTTGCATTATTCTTTAAGTAGAGATTGAATGAGTTCTGTGCTTTGCCTATAGTCATGGCTTCTCCTTCCTTAAGGATCTTCCAATTCTTGAAGGCTTCCTTAATTTTCTTTTCATCCAGGTTATATATCTCCTGCATTCTATTGAAGAATGGTCTATGCATTGGTTTTTCCTTTGACATCTCTGCCTCTATTTCATCCAAAGAGATAAAGGTCTCCTTACTTATTTCCTTCTCTAATTCTTTTACTTCTTTAGTTGGTTTCACTTGCGTTTCACTTGCGTTTCGTGTGCGTTTCACTTGCGTTTCACTATCGTTTCGCT